TAGACGCTTCTGCGTTTGACCTATCTGGTCTATCAAGCTTGAGACTTGGTTCTATCGGTGCTCAGTTGGGTGCTGCTATTAACGAATTCTCAACTGATGGTACATTGTCACAGAACAGTGACCAGAAAGTTGCTACACAGAAAGCAACCAAGACATATGTTGATAATCTTTCAGCACTTGGTGGTAACCTTACCATTGCTGGTAACCTCACAGTTAAAGGTACAACAACATCTATCAATTCTGTTACATTAACTTCCAAGGACCGTAACATTGAATTAGGTAAGGTTGCTGTTGGTAACTTCACTGGTGATATTGCTGCTGGTTCAGCAGATATCACTAACGTAAGTGACACAGACAACATAGCACCTGGCGTAGCAATTACGCTTGATAGTGGTGGTGGTACTGTAACACTTGCATCTGGTGGTATTGTAACTGCCGTTGTTGGAACTACAGTAACACTTGACCAAGTATTTGGTGGAACTGGAACCTCTACGGGTGGAACATTCTCTACAGGTGGTGCTACAGATACAACTGCTAATTCTGGTGGTTTAACTGTCCTTGGTACAACCAATAAGACAATCCAATGGTTGTCTGCTAATGACAAGTTTAATTTCAACAAAGGTATTGAACTTGCAACTGGTGAAGGATTCACCATTAACGGAACAGATGTTCTTACAGAAACTACAATGATGGGTAAGAGTATTACTCAATCATTGGGTACTGATCATACAACAATTCCTACTTCTGGAGCTGTTGACGCTGCGGTTAAAACCGTCTCTGCTACTGCATATTACATGTCAGCAGTCTAATTATATTATAAATAAATTCATAACACAAACTGACCACATTTTTTTAAAACGGAGTAATCACAAATGGCTTCTGGAGTATACGGAAAAGTAGATGTTTCAAGTGCAAACACTTGGACTGAAGTTGTCGCTGCATCGGCAGGGACAAAGGTAGCGACAATCAATGTTGTTAACCGACAAGCCTCAGCAACCACTGTAAGGATAGCCTTGCGTGATGCAGTAGGTAACATCACTGATGCAGATTGCATTGAGTATGATGTTAGTTTACCTGCTAACGGAGTTTTAGAAAGGACAGGAATTGTTCTGGATTCTTCAAACGGTCTTCATGTTAGTGCTTCAGCAGCCGTATCTGCTGTAGCATACGGCATTGATAGCTGATAACCACTATACACAAGGAATAGGATAAAAAAATGGGAAGACGTATTACAGAAAAAGCAGTAGTCGCTAGTGGAGGCGGTGGTGGAAGCCATCAAGATCCGTTTGAACAACCGTGTTTTACTTCGTATACTGGTTATTATAACCATACATCTGGTTTTATGACTTGGGACCATAACCTAAACAGACATAACTGGGTTCATGGTTCAACTCAACAAGATGCTATGTATCGTTCAGATAACACTACATACGCAACAGAATTCATTCAGGATCAAGGTTCTTCACAGTGGTTTAACACTACATCACAACCTGATTCTTCACAAGACCGTCCAAGCCTTTGTTCTTACACAGGTTATCTTGGACACCAATGTTTCGTTAACACTTCTAGAACAGGTGGTTCAACTGCTTGGTTTGTAAGATCTCCAGGTTCTGATAGACGTGCATATGCATTCAGAGATGTGGGTACTCTTCCTGGTGAAACACATCAGGACTATGCTATTTACTGTGATTTCGGTGGAAACTTCAGAATAGGTAATAGAAACCCTACAGAATATTTCAGTGGTATTAACTATGGTTATATGCCTACTTTCAATGTTCCTGATGGTTGGTCAAACCAAATGTATGGTGGAGTTTCTTACAACCGCAAGAAGAACTTCCTACTATTCATGGAAACGAATGATAGTTATACATATCAACCATGGCTTTGGAAGAATTGTCCTAACCTAAGAACAGTTGCTACCTCTGGTTCTAACTACCATTACAACAAAGATGATAGTTATAGTGCTTATAACATGACTTCTGAGTCATCACTGTATCAAGAGTTCTTTAACGATACTTCCAACAGAATGTCTGGTGGACATGAGAACAGTGGTTACTATAGTTATCATAGTGGTAAACCAACCAACGGTTCTACAGAAGACCAAAGACGTTGTATCCCTATTATATGTGACAACGAAAGAGTTATTATGTACCAAATGATTACTAACTGGGGATCATGGGTATGTAGATGGAACTCACCAACAGTAGATGGTAATGGTGCATCTCAAGGATCTCAGAAGAACCACAGTGGTACTACTTCTTATGGTATTGGATCAGGTCATAGATTCGGTGCTAGGTTTACTCAGACTAGTGATGGTAGATATGTTGCAATGTACTCACCTCATTACTACTATGGTGCTGGTTGTCACATGACTATCACTAGGGTATCTGATGGTAAGACATTACACAGTCAGTGGAATACATCTGGTGATACAGCTATACCTGTTCCATATGGTAAGTCTAACTTCTTGATAGCATCTTCTCGTAACACAGATAGTGGTCAAGGTGTAAGATTCGGTGTATTCTTCTGTGATTGGAGATTCTCTAATCTTAGCAATAACGCAGACCCAGATATGTTTGGAACAATGGATATGTCTAACTACACATATGATAGTAACTATCATAGTACAGCATATCCAGCAATCATTCCAGCGATATACAACACTGCTGCATTCAACGAGGGTGCAATGACTACTGATGCTGCTGCTGGTGATTATGCACCAACTGGAACATAATAAACTTCTAATAACTAAGTAACAAGGATAAAAAAATGGCATATTTAATTTGGGATATTAAAGGCGAGCATGTTAGGACTCAATTGGATTACGATCCTAGTGATGGTAATCCAGGATACCTAGAACATAGTAAAGTGTTTGTAGGTGATGTAGATCTTGATAATGATCTACTGGAGTGTTATAAATTAAATGCTGCTGGAGATGGTTTAGTAAATCCTCACGCTGGCAAGACTAAAGCTGAAATGGAAACATTACACACAGCAGAAAGAAAGCTAGTGAGAGCAGCTGCTGCTAAAGCAGACAAACTAATTGAAATAAAAACTTGGACTGGTATAAAACTAGAAGATGAATATAGTACTTCTGGTTGGAGACATGAGAAAGCACTTGAAACTGATCTTCTTAATGGTAACAATGATGCTATGACAGCACTTGCTCAAGAGAAGAAAGCAATTCGTGATGCTGGTAATGCTCATTCTGCAACACTTGAAGGACTTGATCCTTCTACTGTGGCTGGTGCAGATGCAATCCTTGCTTTTAATGCTCAAGATTTTTAAAAATCTGATAGTTAATTAGAAAGTTATAAATACCCGTAGGTAAAACTATGGGTATTTTTTTATGGCTGAACCCACCAGTAGGGCAGAATTAAAAGATTACTGTCTAAGAAAGTTAGGGTTCCCTGTACTAGAAGTCAATGTAGATGACGATCAGATAGAGGACTCAATTGATGATGCTTTGCAATACTATCGTATGAGACATTACGATGGTGTGGAACTTGCATACATGAAGCATATCTTTACTGCTGATGATAAGACAAGATTTCAGTCACAAGATACTACAACTGTTTTAGGCACTGCACCAAACCAAACAGAATGGAAAACTAGAGACAGGTATATTGAATTGCCAGCAGATGTTGTTGGTGTAACTAAGGTATTTGGTCTTGCGAGTAATGCTGTAAGAAATAATCTATTTGGTATTGAGTATCAAATCTTTTTGAATGACTTATATGCTGTAGGTTCTCTTGACTTTCTTAACTATTATATGGTTAAGCAATGGATGGAAACTATGGACATGGTGCTTAACAATGGTGCTTTTGTTCAGTTTAGATTTAATATGAGACAGGATAGATTATATCTTGATGTTGGTGAGGACATGTTAGCAGAAGATGTCCATGTTATTGTTGAGTGTCATAGAGCATTAGATCCTGAGACATTTCCACAAGTCTATAGTGATATATTTTTAAAGAAATATACTACTGCTCTTATTAAAAGGCAGTGGGGTCAAAACTTAATTAAGTTTAATGGTGTTACTCTTCCTGGTGGAGTTGCCATTAACGGTAGACAAATCTTTGATGATGCAGAAAGAGAAATTGCTGCTATTGAAGATGCATCTATCAGTACATATGAAGCACCACCATTTGATATGATCGGATGAAAAAAGTATACTTTCCTCAACACGGTGGTATTGCCACCGAACAGAATCTGGTACAGGACTTGGTTGATGAACAGATCAAGTTGTTTGGATCGGATGTTTTTTATATTCCTAGAGTACATCTAAAGGATAAGTCTCTTGGGGAAGTTATACAATCTGAATTTAATCAGAGTTATATGATAGAGATGTTCCTTGTGAACGTAGAAGGTTTTGGTGCTGGTGCAGAATTTGTAAGTAAGTTTGGTTTAAGGATAACTGATGAGATACAATTTGTTGTATCACGTAGAAGATGGGAACAGTCTGCTAATCCAGCGTTAAACCTTGCTGTAGATGGAAGACCTAATGAAGGAGATTTAATATACTTCCCATTGACAGAGGATCTATATGAGATCAAATATGTTGAACGAGAGAATCCTTTCTTCCAGTTAGGTAAACAGTATTTCTATCAATTAACTGCTGAACTTTACGAGCAAGGTGCTGATAAGTTTGATACAGGTATTGATGAAGTTGATGATATTGAAAGAGAGTTTAGTAATATTACTACACTAAATCTTTCTCCTTCTACTAGAGAGCAAGCAACAGGAACTGTTACTGTAAATGCTTCTGGACAAATAACAGGAGCTACAATAACAACTGCTGGTACTGGATATAGTTTACCACCTTCTGTCACTATTACTGGAGCAAATGGGTCTGGTGGTATTATTGAAACAACTATTGCTGATGGTGGTGTTGTTACTCTTTCAGTTATTAATGGTGGTACTGGATATCAATCAGATACTACCAGTCCAGACTTCCCAACTATTACTATTGATGCACCACCATTAGATGTTCAATTTATTCCAGATGAACATGTAGTGATAGGTGGATTTATACAACAGGGTGGTGGTAGATCTTGGACTTCTGCTAATAATATAGTTACAGTAACTGCACTTGGTAGTTTTGATCCTAATTTTGCTACAACAACTCAAAAGAAATACTTCTATTGGAAGTTTGAGGATAAGAGAATATGTTATGTTTACACATATAATGGATCAGATCCAACTACAGTTCCTGGTCATTTTTATTATGATGCTGCTAACGTCCAGTATGTTATTAACACATACACAGAAACTACAACCAGTGGTTCTCAGGCAACCATGTATGACCTAGACAGTGCAACTGTAGCAGAGGTAGCAGATTGGAATGGTGTTACATATACTCTTGAAGTCATGAACCGTACTGGTAACTTCATTGATGGAGACACCATAAGAGGGGTTGAATCTAATGCCCTATATACATTAGGAGATTTCTCAACCATTGATAACGAAAGCACTGAGTGGGATCAAAATGCTGCGATTGAAGATGGTGCGGATGAGTTGATTGATTGGGGAGAAACAAATCCCTTTGGTGAATTTGGTAATTATACAGGTAGCTTCTGATGTTAGGAACACAATTTTATAACGAAGCAGTTAGAAAAACTGTTATATCATTTGGTACTCTTTTTAATAATATTGAATTAAAAAAGATTGTCAATGGACAAGTAATGGAGGTTGAAAAAGTCCCTCTTGCTTATGGTCCCAAACAAAAATTCTTATATAGACTACAAGGTAATCCTGTTGATGGTAGGAAGGTTGCTATTACCATGCCAAGGTTATACTTTGAGATGACTGGTATTGATTATGATTCTGGTAGGAAGACACCTGCTGTAACCAAAACTAAAGCAGTTGTTAATCCTAATAGTGAGGATGCAGCAAAAGAGGTAAGAACACAGTATGTACCTGTTCCTTATAACATTGGATTTGAAGTTGGTATCCTTGCTAAATCGCAGGACGATGGATTGCAGATACTAGAACAAATATTACCATTCTTCCAGCCATCATTTAGTATGAGTGTTAAGTTCATACCAGATATGAATGAAACTAGAGACGTTGCTGTTGTTCTTAATAGTGTTGACTTTGAAGATGATTGGGAAGATGACTTCACAACCAGAAGAAGTTTAACATACACTATGAGATTTACTGCTAAGTCTTACATCTACGGTCCTTACACCAAGGCAGATGTCATTCGTAAGTCTCGTATCATTGAGACTGTTGGTGATAAGAATGTTGGTAAACGACATGTTGAAAGAACTTATACACCTAAAGCAAAAACTGATATTAATCAGGATGGACAAGTTACTGCTGCTGATGATGCATTGGTAACATCTACAGATGACTTTGGATTTAATGAGGGGTTTGAATTCTTATGAACCTAGAACAGAACATGGAAGAACTTCTTAATGTTGAAGTATCTGATACACCTGAAGGTGGTTGTGCTAAACGTAAGGATCAACTCAGGGATGTCTCAGAGGACAGGGACAAGGACTATGAGTATACGAGGGCAGAACTCTATAGTCTCATAGATCAAGGTCAGGAGGCGGTCAGAGGGGCGTTAGAGGTTGCACAGGAGTCAGGGCATCCAAGAGCATACGAGGTTGCTACGAACGCCATGAAGCAGGTAGCAGACATGACTGATAAACTCATGGATCTACAGAAGAAAGTTAAGGATCTAGATGAAGAAAAGAAAGGTCCGAAGAGTGTTACTAACAATGCTATGTTTGTAGGTAGCACAACAGAGTTACAAAAAATGCTAAAACAAATGGGTGGCGGTAAACGCTAAACCATGCTATAATTATTACACTGATTTATTATTATGAGAAGAGCAAGAGGTTTCAAAGAGATTCAACCTAAAGAATCCATTGGTTATACTGCGGATCAAAGATCATCCACTAAACCTTTAACAGATACTGAAATTAGGTCAGAAGCAACAGACTATCAACAGATTAATGCATCTAAAGGTATATCGGATGTGGAAGGAGAGACAGATAGTCAGATTCCTAAAGAAAGACAGGTTACTGTAGATGAGATTTTTCCTCCAATGGGAATACCACCCATGAGAAGTTCTCATCATCCTTCAATTCCTTGTTCTCCTGTTACATATTCTGATGATATGGTGGATATGAATCCATTTCCATATTTGTTTAAATCTAAATATGATTTTAAATTTGATACCTTTAAAGATAAAGTTTTAAAAGATATTAAAAGATCAAAACTTATATGTGAGCAAACAGGTATGCAGACACCTGAAAGAGAAGGTGGGTATACTTCTATCCTTTTAACAGGTACAGAAATAGATGGTAAACTATGGCTTGCACCACATGAGTGGCCTGAGTTAGATCATTTTGTTAAAACTTGGTTGCCAATGCAGTGTAGAAAGTTATGGAAAGAATGGAATATGTCACCTCTTGCAGTTCCTTACATTTCAGAATCATGGACAAACGAGCATTGTCGTGGTTCATTTACAGAAGGGCATCATCACCATAATTGTCAAATAGCATTGTCATGCTATTTGGAAGTACCTGAAAAAAGTGGTAGATTAATGATCAAAGATCCAATGAGTGCATATAGTCATTCCAGACCTTTGAATTACAATCATCAACCATTAGGAAAGGATTGGAGATATGTGGATGTTGAAACTAATGATGTATTATTCTTTCCTGGATTTATAGATCATCAAACAGAAAGATCAGAGTCAGATGATAAAAGATATATAATGTCTATCAATATTGCATATGCAAATATTGGAGCTCATATAGCATTAAGTGAAAAATCAATGGTTCCTTTATGGAATGCTGAACCACCAAGTCCAGGTGGGATGTTAAATCAATAATTGACAAACCCTGACATTTCTGCTAGACTACTTGACAGAATCGTTATAATTAGTTGAGTGTACTCTTACAGACATGAGACTAAACGAAGGAGACGTGTACCGTCTAATAAAAGCATGTAATCTAGCGAAGGAAGTTTCTGGATCAGAATATATGTGGGATGAATACGAACAACTTCAAGATAAACTGAGAAAATTATGTGAACAAGGTTACTGTGCAATTACCAATGACTGATCAAGAACTCAAAGTTAGAGAAAGAGCATTACTAATATTGCTCAAGGAATTTGGCAGCGAAAAAAACAACCGAGCAATCTATGCTTGTGCTGAAGAGTGGTGTAAAAAGCAGGTAACTACAAATGGACTCGTCTCTTATTACAAAGCATACTACAATCAACATGGACAAGCACGACATACCTATACTGGGTAATTTTTATACTAAGGCAGAAGTAGATCAGATGATCGCTGATGCTCTGGCAGAAGCTCGTGCAATTGATGAAGCATCCATGCGTAAGCACAATAGAGATGCAACTATTATCAGTATGATTTTAGGATTCATTTGTTTAGCATTATTTGTAGATGGA